GTCGCCCAGGCTTGTGCCGCCAGCGTCTGCGGGGATGTGCCGCATGACGCAGCGGAGAGCGTCCAGCAGGTCGGGGTAGCAGTCCAGCATGTGCGCGGCTTCAAGCAATTCATCACGATGAAATTCTCCGCCCCCGATGGTCACGGTTTCTCGGTCCCATGCGGCTTTTTTGAGGTTGGCAATCATGTGTCACTCCTTAGGCATACGGGCGAAGAACCGCCCGTTAGTGAAAATTATGCGCCGTTCTGTCGTCCCATCGACTAGGGGACAACCCTGAAAGCGCACCTCCTCTCCGTTCCTCACGGCTTCCCGTTCGGAGCGGGTCAGTCCACTAACGCGGCGGGCACCCTTTGCAGCGCCCCATAGGGCGCAGCGGGCAGTGGTGGAATAGAGCATAGGTCAGTCCTCAAGAAGGGAACGAGCGTTAGCGAGAGCGGCCTGATGGTCCGGGTCTAGATCATCTTCAATCTGATCTAGAGCCCAGGCCAGGGCATCCCTCAAGTCGGGGGCCTTTGCGATAAGGCGGGCGTCGGCTTCCCCGTAAACTTCCGCGACATCACCAAGCCCAAAAGGCTTATGAAAGATTGTGAGGGTTGGGCGCATGACGGTTCTGCCGCCGATATGCCAGGGTCCAGGGGTATGCATAGGTCAATCCTCAGTGAAGCCGGGGCCTAAGCCCCAGCGGGTTTACTTGCAGGGGCGAAGGGTCACACAAATACCAGGGGAACCACGGCCATACCATAGTCCACCGTGGACGTCGCGCACCTTGATAGACCGATACTCCGATCCGTGGGTGTAGCTGCGCCGAGTTAGTCGGCACGGAGACCAGTCGATAACAGTCCCCAGCACGTTACCCTTCCAGCCGGTAGCGGATCTGCCATCCCTTGATATGTAACAGCCAAAGGGCTTGGATCGATCCAACAATTCCCGGCGTTCCCGCATGTCCACGCCGGTATCTGAAAACACATTGCCATGTCGGTCCGTGGCGTAGTTATACGTCATGCCATCGCGGGCAGCTACAAATTGTCGGCCAGTCTCCATACATGTCAGGGCTTGGCCTAGTTCGATGTTTTGCATTCTGGTTTTCTCCGTGGGTCAACATGCCCCCATTGCCCACAGAATGGGCAATAGGTGCCGGTCAGACCACGGCCTCCCATATGCCATAGCCTTTTGGCATTCGGCGCATGCAATGCTGGGTTCTAAACCTTGCGATGGCATCGCGTTTGTTCAGGCCATAGCATGTCATGGCATGCGCCCAGCCGGGAATGTGGACATAAAAACGGAGCACAGTTCGGTCCTTTCAGCGCGCAGGGCGCGCAGCAGTTTCAAATAATCCCCAGCAGCACCAGACACAATGCCACCAGAGAAACGAGAAGTAAGCCGAGGTCTTCAGGTTCCACGGGTCAACCCTCAGAGCGTGGCGCGGTCGGCCAGTGCATCGGAAACTTGGCCGTCCTTTTGCATGTAGTCAAGCCAATCACACCATGCGCAGCGGGTGTCGGTCGGGTACATAGTCCCGGTCCCGGCGTAGTTTTTGATCTTGCGGCGCGGGAGGTTCGGGTGTTGTTCCCAGAATGCGCGCCTAAGGTCTTTTTGTGTCGTGATCATGGTCAACCCTCAGAAAACGCAAACGCCACGGGTGTAGCAGGATTCCACGCTAGTCCCTGCGGGAATGTCACCAGGGCGAAGGATGTAGAGTGCCGCGCCTCGTGGGTCGGATTGAATGTAGGTTGTCAGCACATTAGGCGCAGCCCGATCCGGCAGCATGACAACAGACAACGCGGGCATGCGCTCATTCCGGGCGGAGATGATGCCAGCCAAGCGACGGAGCGCTCCGGTTTCCCTGTCAGGCACGGTGGAGCGGCGTCCGGAGTAGGGGCAGCCCCAAAAGGGCTTGCCTGTCTCGTCGTCGCGTTCAATGTGGCCCCTGTCGGTGCCGCATTCCAGTTCGTGCCACCGTTGCAGTGTGGAATTGATGCGGCGCAGGGATGCCACCTCTGAATCGGTAAACCCGAGGGTTAGCAGATAAGAATCAAGGCGCGCGCGGCGCAGGGCTTCGTTCTTGGTCATGTTTGTATCTCCTAGTGTTTCGGCACGGTAACCGCACCCCATAGCGCCCGAACAGGCGCTAGGCGGGTAAGGTCAATGAAACAGGGTTTCAGCGTAGGGTTCAGCTAACGCCAGTGCGGCAGTGTCCTCGTCCAGTGACGGGTAACGCTTGCACAGCGCCCGGACCTCCTCAATAAAAGTGTCGGCTTCGTCACCTTGCATGAAAACGCCATCCTGTCCCGGTGCGTCAATGGCAACGGTGGAATATGGGGAGTCGATATCGACCGTGACGCCATCGGCGCGGCAACGCGCAGCGGCCTCACGGATAAATTTTGTGGCTCGTGTCATGGTGTTTACCTCAAGCGAGAGTGTCGGAAACGTGGAAAAGCTGGCCGTGCTCGGCGTCATCCCAGGGCGTGACAAACGCGCAGGTTGCACCGAATCGGCTATCAAAACGGTCGCAACCTACGGAGCGAAAGCCTAGGCCACTGTCACGATTCAACCTGATCAGCGCGCCACGGATTGACGCGGCTTTGATCTTGTGGCGTGTCACCCAAGAATAGTTAGCTTCACCACCGAAGGTGTCGGTGATCTCTGCGAAGTAATGGGACATGGTGTATCTCCAGAGAGTGAGCGAGACCCGGCAAAGCCGGGCAGGGGGTGATTCAAGTGTTTTGCGAAGGGGTGAATCCAAGTCTGCGAGCATGCTCCACGGCTTCGGCTTCAGAATCGTAGAGCGCGCTAACGTGCGCTCCATCGGTCCAAGTCAGGTCGACCCGCCAGCAGGGTTCAAACCCCCCGAAGTGAGTCACTGAGAGCCGGTCGCATGTTGCGTGGTTGCGACCGAGGGCTAACGGGTTTGCTTGCATGGCGTCTCTCCGGTAGTGCATGCCGATGGATGGCATGGAGTGCATTGTGGTCCTTGCATGGCCCTTTGCCATAGGGACTTTCCCTCATGTGTTTTCATACAGTGCGAGCCCTGGCGCGGGTCCGAAGCCCGCCTGTAGCGAGTGCAACGAGCATCAGCCCCTTGTGTTCCCCACTTGTTCCCCTATACTGTATAGAACACCAGTAAGCACTAACCCTATGAAGCTAAGCAGGAAAGCACTAGCAGAAGGACTGAAGACAGTTCCCATGTCCCACATTCTCGGTGCTGACGTTTCCCGTAAGCTAACCGCAAAGCAGCGTAACTTCGCTCACGAGATAGCCAAGGGAGCCACGAAGGCGGATGCATACCGGAGCGCATATAACGTGACAAGCGAAGCCAGCGTACGTAATGACCCGTACCGGATCGCAGCCGATCCCCGCATCCGCCGTGAGATAGAAGCCTATGAGCTGGCCCTGGAGTCGGCGAAACTGCGCTCCCCTGCCGCGCTGCGTGAATTAGTCATCCAATCCCTAGTAAAAGTTATCGTAGACCCTGAGTCAAAGCCCGGTCAGATCACAGCCGCAGCTAAGGTGCTGGGCACAGTAACCGAAGTAGCAGCGTTCACCGAGCGTAAGGAAGTGCGCACCATATCTAGCAGTGAGGATGCTCGAGCCCGCGTCATGCAAGAGCTAAGGGGCCTGCTCACCTCGAGCGCCAGCGATGCAACCATCATCGAGGCGGATTCCCTGCTGCAAGAATTGACGGGTGACAATTCTGTCGGTGCGCCTGCCGACAATTCTGTCGGTGCCGACGCGCAGACCCCACTGCACCCGGACCCCCCCGAGGCGTGAGCAGGAGTCCCGCGCACTTATACATACTATTCCACACGAACCATCCCATGCCTGGACCCATTTTTGCTCCGTCCTCCGTACCCCACCCCTCTGATCTGGCGACACCCCCCGGTAGGCGAGTCAAACAAAAAGTGGGGGGGTAGCAAAAATTTGGTTAGCGTTAAATTTAACGACACGAAAGTAAAACTTTAAGAATGTGCGCTAAGTCGTTGATTTATAAGGGGTTTGTCAATTTGGATAAATTTAGCGCGGCGACCAAATTTTCTTCCTGGCCTGAGCGTTAAATTTAACGACATGAAAGTGATGGTTTAAGAGTCGTGTCTAAGTCGTTGATTCGTAAGGGAAAAGTGATCTTACAGAGTCCTTTACGTAAAGTGCATGGCTCGTTTGAGGAAGTGATGGAGATGGGGATGACGGAGGCGCAGAATGAGGTTTTCTTGGCGATAGATGTGTGGTGGAAGAAGTTCCACTATGGGCCTACGTACAGGGACATCATCTTGCTTAGAGGTAAGGGTGGATTGGGAAGTACGAAGAAGATTGTTGATAGGCTGGTGAAGATTGGTGCGGTGAAGAGGGTTGAGGGGATGGGGAGGTCTGTGCGGCCCGTGTACGTAAATTTCAGAGACATTGAATGAAGGAGAGAAGATGGACAAGTTTTTGGACTATGTGAAAGAAATGTGGCCTGAGTTTCTTTGTGGGCCGCATCATGAGTTGATGGCGCAGAAGTTTGAAGAGGTTGCTGGCGGGAAGATCAAGAGGCTGATTTTGAACTTGCCGCCTCGGCATACGGCTTCAGAGTTTGCGTCGTATTTGTTGCCTAGTTGGTACCTTGGCAGGTTTCCTGAAAAGCAAGTGATACAAGCAGCCAGTCTTCCAGAACTTTCTAGAAGTTTTAAGGTGCGTGTTAATAGATTGATGAAGTCACAAAAGTACGTTCAAGTGTTTTCTAGTCATGGACAATTTTTGACTACATCGGTTGGTGGTCCAGCATCTGGATATTGTGCTGACTTGTACATTGTTGATAACCCACATTTGTCTTGCTCAGATTACAAAGACGAGTTCAATTGGTTTATACATGGCCCGATGTGTAAGGTAAATCCTCAAGGAGCTATGGTTGTTGTGATGAGCAGAAGCTCTGATGATGATTTGACTGGGCGGTTGGAAAAATTTGGCGGGTGGGAGATTGTTAAGATACCTGCTATGAAGAGTGATGGTTCTTCTACGTGGCCGGAATTTTGGCCTGAGAAAAGATTGTTTGATGTAAAGAAAAATGTACCGCCCAAAATTTGGGCAATGAAATGGCAGCAAAATATCAATGAAGCTGGATGATCTAGTAGCGAGTCTGAGTCCAGCGGACCAGGAGAAGTTGCTGCAACAGGTGCAGGACTACAAGGATGCTTTGGAGCGGGAGAAGTGCCAGAAGAGCTTCATGTCTTACGTAAAAAAGATGTGGCCGGGGTTCATTCATGGAAGACACCATGCTTTGATGGCCAAGAAGTTTGAGGAGATCGCGGAAGGAAAGTTGAAGCGGTTGTGCATCTCGCTTCCGCCGAGGCATACAAAAAGCGAATTTGGTTCTTACTTGTTCCCGTCATGGTTCCTTGGTAGGTTTCCAGACAAGAAGATCATCCAGGCATCCAACACTGGTGATCTAGCGGTGAACTTTGGTCGAAAAGTCAGAAACTTGGTGGGGTCTGACGAGTACGCTAGGATCTTTCCTGGCGTAGCTTTGAGGCAAGACTCTAAATCTGCTGGCCGATGGTCAACCAATAAGAATGCAGAATATAACGCCATAGGGGTTGGCGGCACGATGACAGGTAAGGGTGCTGACCTTTTGATCATTGACGACCCGCACTCCGAGGGCGAAGCCGCTTTAGCATCGCATCAACCTGAGATTTACGACAAGTCTTACGAGTGGTACACATCCGGCCCGCGTCAGCGTCTCCAACCTAACGGGGCCATAGTCATCATCGCTACTCGTTGGAGTAAGCGTGACCTCATTGGCCGTGTACTTAAAGCCGCTGGAGAACTAGGAAAAGAAGATGAATGGGAAGTCATTGAGCTTCCCGCGATCATGCCTTCGGGTAAACCCTTATGGCCTGAGTTCTGGTCTCTTGGTGAACTTACTGCTCTGAGGGACGAACTTCCGCCGGCTAAGTGGAACGCCCAGTACCAGCAAAATCCCACTGCTGAAGAAGGTGCGATTGTCAAAAGAGAGTGGTGGAAAATTTGGGAGAAGGAGAAGCCTCCCCCGTGTGAGTTCACCATCCAATCTTGGGACACGGCTTTCACGAAAGGTGAGAGGAATGACTACTCTGCGTGTACTACGTGGGGCATCTTTCACATGAACGAAGACCCGAGTGATGTGAACATCATTTTGCTGGACTGTTTCAAGAAGCGGATGGAGTTCCCTGAGCTTAAAGAGAAGGCTTACGCACACTATATGGAGTGGGAGCCGGACTCGTTTATCGTAGAAGCGAAGGCAGCAGGAGCCCCGCTGATCTTTGAACTGCGCAAAATGGGCATCCCGGTGTCTGAGTACACCCCAAGTCGGGGGAATGACAAGTTTGTGCGTATCAATTCTGTGGCAGACCTGTTCCAATCGGGTAAAGTGTGGGCACCAGACACCCGGTGGGCTAGGGAATTGATCGACAACATGGCCGCTTTTCCCAATGCGCAGCATGATGATGACGTCGATTCAGCAGTTCAGGCCCTGATTCGCTTCCGGCAAGGCGGTTTCTTGCGTTTGCAGACCGACGAACGCGACGAAGAGCGGTCTTTCAAGCGCAAAGTAGCGTTTTACTAAGGATTACAGATGGCGACCAACATTTCTCCCGCGATGACCCCGATGGACATGGACTTGATGACCGCAGAACCGGCCATTGAGATCGAAATTGAGCAGCCAGAGGGTGTAAAGATAGGAATTGACGGCCTTGAGATCGATCTGATGCCGGAAACCGAGACGGCAGAGGAGTTTGACGCAAACCTCGCGGAGTACATGGACGAAGGCAAGCTTCAAAGTCTCGCTTCAGACCTGATTTCCCTCGTAGACGCGGACATTAACAGTCGCAAAGACTGGACAGATATGTTTGTCAAGGGCTTGGAAGTCCTTGGCATGAAGTACGAGGAGAGAACTGAGCCTTGGAACGGGGCTTGTGGGGTTTACTCACCTCTTTTGACCGAGGCGGCGATTCGTTTTCAGTCGGAAATGATCACCGAGACCTTCCCGGCTCAAGGTCCAGTGAAGACGCAGATCATTGGGGCGATTGATCGACTGAAAGAAGAAGCAGCAGACCGAGTTCGTGATGACATGAACTACATGCTGACCGAAAAGATGATCGACTACCGCTCGGAACATGAGCGGATGTTGTACTCCTTGGGTCTTGCAGGGGCGGCGTTCAAGAAGATC